CAGTGGGGCAAACCACAGGTAGCTAAATTTGGGAGACACATTTTTTATGCGGACAAAATATGATAATCAAATTAGACGAGTTATTGAATTCTTTAAGAACCTGGTTAGATCAACACTGGCCCAAAGTAAGTGCTGATACCCTGGGTTGGTTGGCGGTAGTAGTCATACACTGTGCTACTATACCCACGCTGTTGGCCTTGCTCACAGGACTGTCTGACACAGTGCCCAACCTGGACATAGTGTTGTTCATGTGGACTGGCCTGGTCTTGTTGTTTGCCAGAGCCGTGGTACTCAAAGACATGTTAAACATTGTCACAATTGGCATGGGTTTTACGATCCAGGCTGTGGTCATGGCCATGATCTTGTTCAAGTAAACGGTTGACCCAAAACTCCAGATCTGTTATAATAGTAGTATGAATAAAAGATCTGGAGGCGTATAATGGCATTTCATTTGGAAGGTCCTTGGCTTACAACCACAGGCAAGAAAAAGGGTCCACGACGTTGGGCCAGTGCTGAAGCCAAAAGAAAGGCCGAACTGCTACAACAAGAATGGGAACAACGTCTTGGAAACTTCAAGCAAATGGCTCCCAAGTTCAGCAAATCCGCACCTGAACCCAAAAGTCCACGTGGCACTCTCACTGTAAATCTAGCACCTCCACTCGGACGTGAAACTCCTCGCATAGAAAGCCGTGACACTGGTTGGATTCCTTGCGTGAAAAAGCATGACCAGACCTATACCGGAGATGCTGTAGTCGGAATAGCACAGATGGCAAAATCTAATGCCGTCCCAGTATTTGATTCCGACCATATCGTAGAGATTGCTAGGATGAGACGATAGATTTACATAGGTAATAAGACGATAGGCATAAATAAATTACCATGGGTAAACCATTTAAACCTACCACTCTATATACCAAAACCCATAATGTAACTGGCCTAAAATACTTTGGTAAAACTACAGGTGATCCTTACCAATATCGCGGTTCTGGAATTTATTGGACTGCTCACCTTAAAAAACACGGTAATGATGTAACTACAGAAATTATAGGTTATTACATCAACAAAGAAGAATGCATTCAAGCCGCTAAGTTATTCTCCATTGAAAATAACATTGTTAAAGCCGTAAACGAAGACAACAAAAAAATATGGGCTAATCAGATTATTGAGAATGGCACAGACGGTGGCGCAACTTGGTTTGGGCCGAGACCAAGAGAGATGGTAGAAAGAATCGCTGCAAAACAACGCGGAGTTCCAAAGCCGTTGCCTCCTGACGTAGCCAAAGTTGCCGCAGAAAAGGGATTAGCTACTAAAGCAAGAAACGGAACTCTTCGCAAAAAAGGCGAATGGCAGTTCCCAGACGCAAGTAAACAAAAGTTAAGAGAGGCTAATTTAGGCAAAAAACAATCTGCAGAAACTATTGAAAAACGCCGAGCCAAATTAATAGGCAAAAAAAGATCTGAGGAAACTAAAGCTAAACTTAGAAAACCTAAGTCTGAGCAAGCTCGTGCTAATATGAAGGCCGCACAACAAAATAAAGGTCCGCTCTCTGCAAAAACTAAAGAAAAAATTAAAAAAGCTCGAGCAAAACAGCAGAATGTTAAATCATGGGGCAAACAAAATCAAGGCATGGTAATAGTAATTAATAAAGAAGGAACGTTAAATCGAATTCCAAAAGAACAGTATTATACTCAAACAGGTCCAAAAAATGATTGGGAATGGTTAAGTCATAAATCAGCCGATGCTCAAGCTCGTAAGCTAAGTAAAGAATAAGGAGAATAAACATCAGCAAAGAAGATGTTATCAAAATGGAAGGTGTTATAGAAGAAGTTCTACCCAACACCATGTATCGAGTACGAATTGATAACTTTGACAAGCCCGTTCTGGCCAGCCTTAATGGTCGCATGAGAATGAACAACATCAAGGTCTTAGGCGGCGATGTGGTAGAACTAGAGTTCAGCCCATATGATCTTACTCGTGGACGCATAACTCGTCGCCGATAACTATGTCTGACTGGTATTGCCCACTGCCATTTAGGCATGCCTACATTGACAGCACAGGTATATCAGCGTGTTGCCAAACTCCAAGATATCAAGTATCGTTAGACGAATGGCTTGCGCATCCAGAACTATTAAATTTACAACAAGAGTTACTTAACGGAAATACTCCCAAGGTATGTCAAGCATGTGTTAAACACGAGTCTGCGTATGGCACCAGTTTACGAATCAACAGCAACAGAGATTACAATCATCAAGTGTTTACCAATACCGAACTTGATTTTATAGATTTTAGATCAGTCAACATTTGCAATTTTAAATGTCGTAGTTGTAATCCAGTATTCAGTCATGGCATAGCTCAAGAAATTAACAATCACCCTGAATTACAACAGTTTTTTGGAAATCCGCCCGCAGGCAAAACCGTATCAGTTACAGATGTTAACGTAGATTGGATTAAGCGTAACCTAGGATCGTTGAAAAGAATCATGTTTACCGGTGGTGAGCCCACTGTAATCCCTGGGGTTCGGGAACTTATCAAGAAAATCAAACAAGACCATAAAGATGTAATGGTTATGATCACTTCAAATGCAAGTTTTCAAGATGATTTTTGGTTTGAAATAACCGAGCAATTGCCAAATCTACATTGGACTGTGAGCATTGATGCGGTCGGTACAGCTGCTGAAATTGTCAGACATGGATCAAACTGGGCAGTAATCGAACGGAATGTGGCTTGGTTGGCACATCATGCCAACAGTTTGGATATAAATTCTGTTGTGTCTAATTTAACAGTTTTTGCAATAAAACCTTTGCTAGAGTTTGGTAGACGTATGCAACACCTTAGTGTCACACCCAGTGGACGGCATGGCGATCTAGGATGTCGCCATCAATTTTTTGTTTGTCAACGCCCATATCATTTAGCGGCCGATAATTTATCAGAAGAACTACTACCATTGGCAATAGATTACTTAGAATCTTGTTTGGCACTGGATTTGGATGACGAGCAAAGAAACATGTTAACCGGTCTAATTGCTCAGATTGCATCTGCTAAATTTGATATAAAATTGTGGGAAAGAAGTCAGTTATATAATCAAACCCTTAATCAGATTAGGCGTGAAAATCATTTAACATTATATGAGGCACAATGATGAAAACAAAAATAGTTGGGTTTGGCGACAGCTTTGTTTTTGGCAACGAACTTGCCGACAATAGTAATGGAAAATTAAGTTGGATAGGCCAAGCGGCAAACCAATTAGGAGTTGAGTATCAGACTATGGCTGTGCCTGGATGTGGCAATGAAAATATTAGTCGTCAAATCCTAACCTATTTTTCAAATAATCCCGGCGACAATGTGCTGGCTGTAATTAACTGGACCTGGGGAGCCCGTTGGGATTTTTATATTCCTGAAAAGGAAATCTGGACCACTCTAGGTCTAAGTTGTGTGCCAGCCAAGTTGGCACCACTGATTGGATCTCAAGAAGCCGAAAAGGTATTGGAGTTTTACAACAAGTATCCTGGCTACAGCACCTTATGGGACAAGTTTAGAACCTTGCAGACCATTTATTCTTCTCAACAGTTTTTAAAACATCTCAACGTGACCAGTATTCAAACTTACATGGATGCCGAAATGTGGGACATAACCTGGCATGCACCTGACTATATTAAAACTCTACAGGACCTTACTAAGGAATCCTTACAAACTTTTGAAGGATTGACTTTTTTAGATTGGAGCCATAAACACGGATTCAAGGTGACCGATCCGGGATTGCACCCACTTGAAGATGCTCACAAGGCCGCTTGTGACTTGTGGGTAGATACTTATGCTCAGGCACTAAAAGCATAAATACACTTATGCATCACACAATAAGACACGATCTAGACCTGCTAGAAGCTACTACTCGTCCGGCCAAGCTGGAAACCACGCCCTTGCCCTATGGTGAAAAGGATCTGGAACCGGTGCTGAGTAAAGACAGCATCAACTATCATTACGGGCATCTAGCCAAGGGCTATGCCAAACGCTACAATGCCGGTGAGGGCAATGCTGACTTTAACCGTGCAGGCAGTTTCTTGCACAACAAGTTTTTCCCACAGCTGAAACCGCCCAAGGGTGCCAATCGTCCTCGCGGTGCTGTGCTAGAACTCATAGAATCAAATTTCAAAACCTATGAAGATTTCAAACAGGCTTTCAAAGAAACAGCCATGAAAATACAAGGTTCGGGCTGGATTTATTTGAGCACTACAGGCACAATTAAAACAATACCAAACCATCAGGTTAGAACAGATATTTGTGTACTGGTTGACTGGTGGGAGCACGCATTTGCTCTCGACTACAAGTGGGACAAAGAGAAATACCTAGACAATATCTGGCGGATCATTGACTGGGATGTTTGCAACGAAAGATTGTAAACATAAATACTCGTGGGAACACGAGATGAAACGCAAAAATTCTAAAATCCACAGAAAAATTTACGAAGCACACTACCGGTGTTGCTTGTTGCCTTTTATTGAAATTCATCACATTGACGGCAACTCAAAAAATAATTCTATTGAAAATTTAACGCCTGTAACTGCACTCGAACACTTTCACATTCATAAGAATCAAGGCGACAAGGCCGCAGCTGCCTTGATCGCAGTTCGAGCAGGAATCAGTTATCAAGAAAGATCGGAATTAAGTAGAGCTCAAGCAGTTAAGAATAATGCCGAAAGAAAATGTGGATTCAAATTAGGACATGCTTCTAGAGCAGGATCAGTTGGAGGCAAAAAAGGTGGAGCATACGCAAAAAAACATCGCACAGGGATTTTTGCCTTGACTCCTGAACAGAATAAACAAAGGCATTTCAATTCTGTGGTAACTAAAATGATAAAGGGTGGTAAGGCAAGTGCCTGGCCAAGAGAGAAAATATGATCACAGTAACCGAATCCGCAGTGGCCAAAATCAAAGATATCCTGGCCGAAGAAAACAATCCTGAACTCAAACTGCGTGTATTTGTGCAGGGTGGTGGGTGTAGCGGAATGAGCTACGGATTCACCCTGGATGAAACCCAAAACGAAGATGACTGGGATCTGGAAATCTCTGGTGTAAAAGTGCTGGTCGACAGCATGAGCGGAGGTTATCTACAAGGTGCTGTTGTGGACTACCGAGATGATGTCATGGGTGCCAGTTTTACCATCAACAATCCACAAGCCCAGACCACATGCGGATGTGGCAGCAGTTTTAGCCCCTACTAAACACCCCTAGCACCCAAGAACTTGCCCGCTGGTAAATACAAGCCAGAGGACACATATCTATGGCTCAACTTACTATTGTTACCACCCCCACAAATTCTGGTGACGGTACCCCATTGGCAACTGCATTTAACTTTTGCAATAGCAATTTTAGCGAGTTGTATGCGAGATTCCAAGTTGATCCACCTGTGTCGTTGATAGGAACCACCGGTGATGTTCCTGGAATGTACGCTGTAGATTCTACTTATTTTTATTACTGTTTTGACACTTATGATGGTACCAGTACAATATGGGGTCAAGTAACACAGGTTGGCAATATAACCGTAAGCTCAATCAGCAGTGGCACAAGTAACGTAAAAATCGCCGATGTCAATGGAAATGCCACTACCAGCATAGCAGGAACTTCCAATGTGGTTGTGGTTGCCACCACTGGTCAGTATGTTGACGGACTGGTCAGTGCCACTGGCAATGTAACAGGCGACTACATTCTAGGCAACGGCAGTCAACTCGCAGGACTACCTCAATCGTATAGTAATTCCAATGTGATCTCTCTGTTGTCCGGTTTTGGATCAAATGTTATATCCACCACAGGTACGATTACAAGTGGTAACATAACTGGTAGTAATGTTCTAACAGGTGGCCGAGTCAGTGCTACAGGCAACATTGTTACAGATCAATATTTTGTTGGAAACTTTTTTGGTAACATCACTGGAAACTTTGTAGTACCCGGTAGCAACACACAGGTCATATTCAACACCAGTGGCAATGCAGATGCCACTGCGGCCATGACTTTTAACAAGGATTCTAACACATTTACAGTGTTGGGAGTTGTCAGCAGCCTAGGTAATGTGATTGCTGGCAACGTTTCAACTGCTGGAAACATCACTGGTGGTAATCTTATAGGTACTTTGGCCACAGCCTCACAGACCAATATAACTGGTGTGGGCACTTTGTCAAGTTTAAGTGTAACAGCCAATGTGACCGGTGGAAATATTCGCACAGGTGGCCAAGTCAGTGCCACCGGAAACATAAGGACTGCCAATTATCTTTCAGTTGGCCAAGATATCAATGTCAGCGGAGATGTCACGGCTACGAGCCACACAGGAACCAGTGTTAGCGTAAGTGGCAACGTCACCGGTGGAAATATTCGCACAGGTGGTCAGATTACGGCCACCGGAAATATCACTGGCAATTATATATTGGGCAATGGCAGCCAGCTAACGGGCATCACTGACGCTACGTCAATCCAAAACGGCAACAGCAATGTAACAATTGCTTCGGCTAACAGCAACGTGATAATAAATGTGACAGGTGTGAGTCCCTTGGCCATATTTGCCAATACCGGGGCCTACATAACTGGTCTAACTTCGGTCTCGGGCAATGTGATAGCAGGAAATGTCGAAGCTGTTGCCTACACAGGAACCACATTCAGTATTACCGGTAACGTAAACGGTGGCAATATCTTATTCAGCTCTGGTATAGTCAGCGGATCGGGCAACATAACTGGTGGCAATCTTAATGTAGGCTCGGGCAACATAACTGGTGGCAATCTCAGTGTAGACTCAGGCAACATAACTGGTGGCAATCTCAGTGTAGGAACTGGTGGCATTACCCTGGGCAATATAATAAATGCCAACGCCAATGGTGTGGGCAACATTGGAAGTTCTACGGGATATTTCAACACAGTGTTTGCCAATGCCACCAGTGCTCAATACGCTGACCTAGCAGAGAATTATGAATCTGATGCTGAATACCAAGCTGGTACTGTGGTTGTGTTTGGTGGTGAGCAGGAAATAACCATTAGCCAGGAAGCAGCCGACGAGCGTGTGGCCGGAGTCATTAGTACCAATCCTGCTCACTTGATGAATGCAGGGCAACCAGGACTGCCAGTGGCCTTGCGTGGACGTGTGCCGGTCATGGTCATAGGACCGGTATTCAAAGGAGACAGCTTGGTCACATCTAGCACATCTGGACATGCTCAAAGTGTGGGTCGTGATCGATCCTATGGTCAGGCTGTGTTTGCCAAGGCTCTTGAAACCAATTCCGACCCTGGTGAAAAAATCATTCAAGCTGTGATCTTGTAACATGTCTACTCAGCCAACTTGGGTTACTCCGCCAGGTACTTTAGGAACCATACCCGAAGGTGTGTTTTATAGTATACCCTTGGTGGCCACAGCCAGCAATACAGTTTTTTATTCGGTCATAGCAGGTAGATTGCCACCTGGCATCCAGATAGATCAAACTGGTATTTTGAGTGGGAATCCCTTGGCCACTGCTGATGTCCAAGGTGTGCCCACAAATGTGATCAATGATACCACCAACCAGTTTGCTGTACGTGCTTATACCAAGACCACGGTCAACGGTGTCACAGTAATCACTGGTCTAGCAGATCGTACCTTTAGCCTGACTGTGTCAGGACAGAGCACCGTGACCTGGACCACACCAGCTGGCAACATAGCTACATTTTTTGATGGTGAACAGATTGATCCGGTTACTTTGCAGTACACGGATCCTGATATCTATTCCACCAATATAGTCACTGTCATTGCCGGAGCATTGCCCAATGGATTGACTGTGTCCACAACCGGGGTGATCACCGGCTACGTCACCCCCAATCCGGATGCCACAATAACACAAACCTCATATTCTTTCACACTGAGAGTGACCAATGGACTGACCAGTGACGTGAGAACCTTCAGCATACTGATTTATGCTCGCAGTCGGTTGACTGCTGACAATACCTTTATCACAGCCGACAATACCTTTATCACAGCCGACACCAGTACTGTGCAATCACCTATCATAACCACGCCCACTGGTAGCATTGGATCCACACGCAGTGATAATTTTTATGCATTTCAGTTTGTGGGCCTGGATTTTGGTGGAAATGCCATTGAATTTGTTGCTACCACTGCACTGCCGCCCGGACTGACTCTTGATCCAGTGTCAGGATGGATGTATGGATACATTCCGTTTGGCGGAGTGTTGAGCGATCAATATGATTTTAGTCTAGTGGTCAGGCAAATAGACAATCCCACAGTGGCCAGTGGTATCTATGATTTTAGCCTAACCATTACTGGCCCTGTAAATTCAGATGTGATCTGGTTGACACCCACTGATCCAGTAGAACTTGCTCGCAACCCCAGCAACCTGGGTGTTATTGACAACGGAGCTACCAGCACTTTTTATGTAGCCGCTGAAAATGTAGCCGGCATACCTTTGTTGTACAGACTGTTGAGTGGTAGCAACAGTCAACTACCGCAAGGACTACAACTGTTGCCGTCGGGCAACATAGCAGGACGTGTTAGCTTCAATACTTTTGCTTTAGACGGCGGCACCACAGTGTTTGATGTGGGACTCAACACTGTAGATCAACCTACTACCTTTGACATGGTGGCCACGTTCACCGTCAATGCCTACAGCATCAACGGCATAGTGAGTGTAAACAAAACATTTAGCATTCGCACAGTCAGACGCTACGACCAACCCTTTGACAATCTTTACATACAAGCCATGCCACCTCAGGATGATCGAGATCTCTTGGCTAGCCTGTTGCAAAATCCCACTATATTTGTACCTGACTTGATTTATCGCGCAGATGATCCCAATTTTGGTGTGGCCCGACGTGTGATCTACAATCATGCTTATGGACTCACAGCTGCCACGTTGGACGAGTATGTGGCCAGCCTGGAACTCAACCACTATTGGAAAAATTTAGTGTTGGGAGAGATACGCACGGCCCGTGCCTTGGATGATGCCGGCAATGTGATCTATGAAGTGGTTTACAGTACTGTGGTCGACAATTTGGTCAACAATCAAGGCGAGAGTGTGGGCAAACAAGTGGTCTTGCCGTTTCCGATCAATGCCAATGACTCAACACAGATTGATAGTGTGTATCCCAACAGTTTACAAAACATGCGTGATCAGGTCATAGATACCGTGGGTCAAGTCAGCCGCGTGTTGCCCAGATGGATGCTGAGCCGGCAAGCCGACGGAACCACCTTGGGATTTACACCGGCCTGGGTTATAGCCTACGTCAAACCTGGACAAGGTGGACAGATCGCTTATAACATACAAACACAGTTTGTTGCACAACTCAACTTGATAGATTTCAAAGCAGACCGTTATGAACTGGATAATTTATTAACCAAAAACTGGGACCGCGAAAATCAATACTGGATACCACAACCACCCACACTGACCACGTTTGACGTGGATCCGCACTATCAGTTGCCCATACCCAACGATAGCAGTTTGGTTTTTTCTGGTGGTATTAATTATGCTGTGGGCAATAAGATTAGAATTTTGGGCAGTCAATTGGGAGGTGCTAACGGTGTCAACGACGCCGTGATCACTGTGTCTACTGTAAATAATCTAGGCACCATAGAATATGCATTTTGCTCAGGCACTGCCAGTATTTTTGTAGAAGGTGAAATTTTTTACAATGTAGCAGGAACAAATATCACTGGATCTGGTACAGGAGCTACCTGGGATATTCAAATCAGCAACGGTCAAGCAACCATATTTGATGGTGGTAGCATGCAGTTTACCGCACCTGTCGATATGTACAGCAACACGCAGGGCTACGATAAATACATTGTATTCCCCAAGCGGAACATTTTAGAATAATAGGACAAATTCATGACAAGCAATATCAACCCAAACAACATAGATGGCGCATATCCGGTTGCCGGCCAGGATAACAACAGCCAAGGATTCCGCGACAATTTTACAAATACAGCCACCAATTTCCAATATGCTGCTGATGAAATAACAGATCTGCAGAACAACGCAGTATTGAAATCAGCCTTGGCCGGAACCACCTTGGACAACGACATGCAAGGGTCCGTGTTGAGCAATGCACAATTACAGGACATGAGCGAAACTGTGTTGTCGTTGGGCACATTAAGCGGAAGTGTTACTATCAATTACGAATTGGGAAGTTTTCAAACTCTGACTACCAATGGTGCAGTCAGCCTGGCTTTTACTAACTTTCCTGTGGCAGGAACTGCTGGCACTGTCACTGTGCAGGTCACTGTGGCCAGCACTGCGCATGCCTTGACATTTCCGTCCGCTGTCTCGGTCAATGCTCGTGGAATCCAAGGTCTTAACACTTCTACCAACACTATTACTTTTGCCGCAATTGGCGTCTATAGTTTTACATTTATTACAAGCAATGGTGGTACCACAGTCACTGTCAGAGAAACCAACAAACAGATACAACCTTTTAACAACAGCAGTGAAGACCTGGCGAATGGAGCGGGTGCCAATCTAGCTCTGACCACCAGCTACTTTACCACAGCGGCCGCAGAAACAGCCACCTTGGCTGCCGGAGCGGAAGGACAGATCAAGGTGTTTGCCATGCGTGGCGATTCCGGTGACATGGTCATCACCGTAACCAACCCAGCCTGGGGTGGTGCTGGAACAATTACTTTTAGCGCAGTAGGCCAAGCCTGCACCTTGCAGTACATCAGTGCCAAATGGTTCTGTATTGGCAACAACGGTGCCGCTTTTGCCTGATCAAAATCATTGACTTGATTCAATGAATCATGTACAATTAAAGCATGGAACATCCGTTGATAGGTAGTTTGGACGACTTAACCGCTGAGCAACTGCTAGACAAGATTACCGAACTTAATAAAAAATTAGGAATAGCCATGCGCATGGGAAACCATTATCTGTGCAATCAACTGCGTATGGCCATAGAAAGTCATCAGGTCAAGTATCAAGAAAAGATTCGATCTGGTCCCAACAACAACTTTGACGATGTGATCGACATATCATGAACGTGCGACTCAAATACGATCTTGTGTTCACAGCCGGATTGTATCATGACAGCCGCCTGCGTATGAACAACTACAATCTCAGACTGTGGATGGTCACCAACTCAGAAGATTTTGCTGATCAAAACACATCGTTTGAACGCATCAAGTATTTCGTGTACAATCAGATTGACAGTGGTATTTTTATCAACACCGAACACGCCGAACAGTGCAAAAAATTTGTAATGGCTGGATTGAACATCACAGCCATGCCAGGAGATCCTACAGATCAGCTGGTGGGTATCATGTTATATCACAAGCTCAATGCCATCATGGAAAATCGCATGATCATAGTGGAAACTGAACTGTCTAGTGTCTATGGCGAAAACATGACCTACTTGCACAGCGAAAGCGAAACCACCTGGGGGATCGAATCACCACCCTGGTGGAACACCGCCGATCTTGTTCACAGTGACTTTGTGTCCGAAGACAGTGACAAAATAGTGTCCATGACTGCAGGTTCGATCTGGAGAGATTTAGACATGGCCTGGACCAAACCCATTGACACCGACATTGCCACCGGCAATGTGGTATTTGCTGATTTCAAGTCAGATCATGAAACAAAATAAATTTGGCGAACTTGTATTCGACGAAACTGATGTGATCAATCTAGTCATGCAAGGACAGGATTTGACTGTGTTGGATGGTATGATAGTTGATGATTCTGTGGATCTCGAAAAATGGCCGGAAACCATTGATCCGGTCCCGAAGTTGCAACAGAAAAAATTCTACAAATGTTCAGTGCCGGAATTCCACAAACAACAACAACAATGTTGGCACATCCCAGATTCATACAAGCACATGGACATAGCCGCCCATGTGTTGGGCCAATGTGATAGTCAAGCCGAATTGCAACGTTGTGGGCAAGAATTGTTGTTGTATCAAGAACGTGGTCTGTTTGATCTGTTGCGATATCTCAAGTATCTGGTGGATGTCATGCAAGAGCATGCAATTATCTGGGGAGTAGGTCGCGGTTCAAGCGTGGCTAGTTTTGTGCTGTACAAGTTGGGTGTACACAGGATAGACAGTCTTTACTATAATTTAGATATCAGCGAATTTCTGCGTTAAATAACAACTACTACAAGGAACCAATCATGACAAACAAAGTTTACAGATCAGCACAAGGCAAGTCTGTTGATCTAGGAACAATAATTTTACAAAATGAACACGTACGAGCTGTAGGTAACATGAATGTAAATGCTCGTGGTGATATTTTAGACAATGAAAATCGTGTGATAGAAACCAAACCACGCCAAATACAACGACAAAATGCCCGCACTACCAATGTATCTGATATTCCGGTCCAAACCAGTGTGCTACGGGCACGCAAAGAAAAGAAAAATCCGGTCCAAGCCGCTGAAGCAGATGTAATTGAGCCAGCGAATGTTCCAGAATCATCGCCGGCCATGCTTGCAGAGCCACCGGCTCAAAATGAAGTGGCGTCTGGAAAAATACCCGCCGGCGGGTTGGCAGCTGCCATAGCACGTAATCGAGAAGTCAAACAAGAGCTGGAAAAAACACGCCGGCAACAACAACAAGCATCAGGTCTGAGAAAAATATAATCCATTATGAAATCAGCATTTGCACCCCATCAAATCCGTCAAGAACAAATCAAAGCCCTGCATGACAACGTTATAGTTTCAGACATGGAATTTGATACACGCATCACACAGAGCGGCTTGATCTTGCCCAACGACAACGGCACCACCCTGGGCATACGTCCTCGTTGGGGTCGAGTGTATGCAGTAGGCCAGGATCAAAAGGATGTCAAGGTAGGACAATGGATTTTAGTTGCACACGGTCGCTGGACTCGTGGCATCGACATTGAAGACGGACAACAGCATCACAAACGCACCATACGAAAAATTGATCCTAACGATATCTTGTTAATCGCAGATAGCGACGAACGTCCACAAGACGATACCATGAGCACAGCGGTGCATGTGGCCAAACAAGAAAGATAATAACCATGCCCATGTATGAAACCACTGTGCGCACACCCGAAGGTGAACGAAAAGATCGGGTATGGGCTCGAGATTTGGCCGAAGCCAGAATGTTGCTGGAACAGCGTCACGGCCCTAGAAACGTCCCTTACATTCCACACATAGTACCCAGCTGATGGGATTCCGTAAACCCAGTCTCGACGATGCTCGATCTGCCATACGTGGTAGTTTGGTCGAAATTCATAGCCCTTACAACGACGGATGGACAAGCGGCAGTTGCAAAAAAGATCTTTATATGTTAAAATGTTGGTTAGAGGATGAATATCAACGATTACCAAAATTTGTGGATGAGGAAAAGTGGGAACAGGAACGAGTGGTAGAAATATTAAAGCGGTAACTCTTTTCCGGCGCAGATAATGCACGACTTACTACGAGCACATCAATGGTACCAACAACTGCCTAAGTGGCAACAATGGTTGACTCTGTTAAGTTTAGCAGTGTGGATCTTGGCCATGGTGTTATGGATCACACACGAGCCCAGGGAGCGCAAGAACCGACCACCTTATATCTTGAAAAACTGTGACACCTGTGGAGTAGATCCAGCACGACAGATCGGTCAGCAAGAGTACCATGGCATCAAGAAAGATGCCTGGCGTGCCAGTTATGAACAGGAACGACAACGCCTGCGTCAAGAAGAATGGGACCGTCGTGGACGCGAACGCTGGTGCCGTAATCATCCTCGAGATCCCAACTGCAAGGACATAAAATGATCCAACCTTTGCGAGATGACTTAATGGTACAACAACAGTTACCTGCGGGCTTAGACAATCTACGCGGAGCCTGGCAACACATGGTGGCTGTGATCATGCTTAACCAGACTGGTCGCAAGCCTGTGAAAACTGTATTTCCTATCTTCATGGACCATTGGCCGCACTCGTTTGAGTTCTTACAAGCCACAGAACAACAAGTAAAAGACGTGATCTGGCCACTAGGTATGGTCAATGTGCGATACAAACGATTACTGAGGATGACCCAAGACTTCTTGACTTGGGACTGTGAAGATGCTACAATGTTGTATGGCATTGGCAAATATGGATCAGATTCATATGAGATATTCTTCAAACAGAATTACTCAGTTGAGCCCACGGACAAAGAATTAATAAGATACCTAAGAGAGGAAATATATGGCATTAACCAAACCAACCCGAACACAACTACCACAATCGCGACTGCGCAAGGTTGCTTCCTTCAGTAAAAACGTCATCAGGATCGTGGCCTTTGGCTTCCTGGCCTATTATGAGATACAAGCAGCAGCAGTGTTGTTGATAGTGGCCGAACTGATCGCTGTTGTGGAACAGGCCACATGAAAGAACTTTGGGTAGAAAAATACCGTCCTACCACAGCTGACGGGTATGTGTTTGTGGATGCCGCTCAACGAGAACAGGTCATGAGCTGGATCCGAGACAAAAGCATACCACATTTGTTGTTTTCGGGCAGTCCCGGCACAGGCAAGACCACCTTGGCCAAGATGCTGATCAACGAGCTGGGCATTGACGAGTATGATGTGATGTGGGCCAATGGTAGTAAAGAGGCTAGAAAGATCGAATGGGTCGACAAGCTGATCAGTTTCTGCCAGACCATGCCATTTGGCGCATTCAAGGTCGTGCTGATCGACGAAGCCGACTACATGAATCCACAGAGTGTGCAACCGGCCCTGCGTAATCTCATGGAAGACTACAGTGATCATGTGAGATTCATACTGACCTGCAATTATCCAAACAAGATCATTCCACCCATACACAGCCGTTGCCAACAACTGCACATAGTCAAAACAGATCAGGTAGAATTCACTGCCAGAGTGGCCACTGTGCTGGTCGCAGAACAAGTGGAATTTGACATTGACACCCTGGACAGCTATGTGCGGGCCACTTATCCAGATCTACGCAAATGCTTGAATCTGGTCCAACAAAACAGCACCACGGGTCACTTGGTAGCTCCCAGTTCAGCCGACAAAGCAGCAGGAGATTGGAAACTGGACTGTGTGCAATTGTTCAAGGATGGGCGCACTCGAGAAGCCCGTGCTTTACTATGCCAAAGTTCCACACCCGAAGAAGCCGATGACATATTTCGCTGGATGTATGACAATCTAGACTTATGGGCCAAGGATCCAGAACAGCAGGATCAGGCTATCATAATCATACGCAACGGTTTGGTCAATGTGCCCTTGGTCGCAGATCAGGAAATCAATCTCAGCGCAACTCTTTGTGAACTATGTCAGCTGTAACTACATCGCAGTTTGAAACATTAGAACCTGCAGTAGATCCCAACAATCGTATCACATTTCTGCTGGATTGGGAACTCACAATGAAATGCAATCTAGATTGTAGTTATTGTCCCAGTGGCACTTATGGTGGCCATGATAATACCACGCCACATCCGCCCTTGGACCAGTGTCTAGAAACCTTGGATTTCATGTTCGAGTATGTGGATCTGTACATGAGCACCAAACCCAAAGGCATTAGATACGTGGTACTCAATGTGTACGGAGGCGAAAGCCTACATCATCCCAACATTGTTGACATACTGAGTCAAGTTAGAACAAAATATCAACCATACAGTGACCGTTGGCACTTGACTGTGACCACCACTACCAATGCCATTGTATCTGATAAAAAATTACAGAAAATTATACCTTTGATTGACGAATTCACAGTAAGCTATCATACTGAAAGCACCGACAAACAAAAACAACAATTCAAAGACAATCTATTAACCATTGCCGGGGCCGGTGTCAGACAAAAATGTGTGGTACTCGTGCATCAACAGACCGAACTTTTTAAAGATGCAGTGGGCATGATTGACTGGTTGACCCATAACAACATTCGAGTGTTGCCCAAGCAACTGGATGGCAACGTAGGTTCTGATGGTCCTAGAAATTACAAACAAAATCAGGTCAAGTGGTTTGATGAATTTTATAAAACCAAAACACATGGCAAATCAACGGATTTGTTGGATGTCAGCACCGATGCACATCTGACCGATGTGGGTCGGGCCTGCTGTGGAGGGCGGCAATTCTGTGCCGACGAAAATTACAAACAAAGACACTTTTACGTGGAAAACAAATTTCCTGACTGGTATTGCAGCGTTAATCATTTTTTCCTTTATGTCAAGCAGGTCAACGGAGAAGTGTTTGTCAACAAAGACTGTAAAATGAATTTTGATGGCCAGGTTGGTCCTATTGGCACGCTCAACAATGCCCAACAAATTTTGACCACGTTGCGTGACCAACTTGATACAGATTCTTTGCCTGTGATACAGTGTAAAAAATACAAGTGTTTGTGTGGTTTGTGCGCTCCCAAAGCCAAAGATTTATCAACTTATCATTCTATTATGGAAAAATATCACATATGAGATATCTACTATTGACCTATTACACCAAACCTTCAGGCAAGATTGACGAAGTGATGACCATTACCAAGCGACTTAGGCCTCGAGATTGGCAAATGACCAATGTGATTTTGGATTTCAAGGAACAACGAGTATTGCTATGCAGCGTGGCCGGAATCACGGCCAACAAGGACTGGGACACTGTGGTCGGCTATTACTATCAACACTATGCGGCCACCATAGAACGCCTGTTCCAGGAAAACGGACACGAAATATCCAAAGAAGATATCAACAAAACTTCTTAGCATGATCGACACTATCACTGGGTTCCATATAGAACCTACCAATATCTGCACTCTCAAATGTGCCGGATGTGCCAGAACCAGATTTATCAATCAATGGCCCGGGCATTGGAAGAATCACAATCTTGATATTGACTCATTGCTGTCATTTTTAGACATTGATCTTTCTGGCAAACTTATAGATCTTTGTGGAAATTATGGAGACCCAATATATCACAGTGATTTTATTAATTTTGTAGCCAAGCTCAAACAAGCAGGAACACAGATATCGATCACTACCAATGGCAGTTATAAATCTCAAAGCTGGTGGCAAGAATTAACTGGTTATCTTGACAGTCAAGACACTATTCGGTTTAGCATAGATGGCACACCAGATAATTTCACACAGTATAGAAAAAATGCCGACTGGCCCAGCATACAAATCGCCATTGAAACCTGTGTTGCCAGCACCTGTAAAACTGTGTGGAAATATATTCCTTTCGCTTACAATCAAGAAACTGTGGAACAAGCCAAAAAACTGTCTCAAGAACTAGGGATGGATACTTTCTTGCTAGATCCTAGTGATCGTTTTGACGAACAAACTTTGCATCTGATGCCTGAATCTAAAAATTTAATTGGAGAAAAATTTGCTTCTAAGGAAAGATGGAAAAAAGAAAATCTCATATTCAACGTCAATCCCAAGTGCACCACCGGCCGAGAACATTTTATCACTGCAGACGGTCATTATTCACCCTGTTGTTGGGTGGCTGACCATAGATTTTATTATAAGAACCAATTTGGAAAAAATAAAAAAAGTTACGATATAACCAAAACTACTATCAGCCAGTTGCTTGCTGATAAATCGGTCATTGGATTTTATCAAAATTTAGATCAACAGTCAGCTTGCCAATATAATTGTCCAAAAACTTAATTTGCTGTATAATAATATTATGAAAAAATGGAAAAATCTAGATCGCCTAATTCTCACAGACTGCGATGGTGTGTGTCTGGACTGGGAGTGGGCATTCAATGTGTGGATGCAAGAACACGGCTTTGAAGAAGTGTCTGGCAGCAAACTGCAATATGATATGAGCCTACGTTATGGAGTCAGCAAAGAACAGATACGCAAATTGATCAAGGTATTCAACGAGAGTGCTGCCATTGGATTCTTACCAGCCCAGCGTGATGCCATGTACTATATCAAACGCCTGCATGAAGAATTTGGCTACAGATTCCATGCCATAACCAGTCTCAGTCTGGATCCCAATGCGCAGAAATTGCGTGAAATGAACATACACAAACTGTTTGGGCCCACTGCGTTTGAACGCATTGTGTGCCTGGATACCGGCGCTGACAAAGATGAAGCCTTGGAAGAATACGAAGGCACTGGTTGTTGGTGGATCGAGGACAAGCCTGAAAATGCCGAAGCTGGTTACCGAGCAGGCTTGAAATGTCTGCTGTTAGAACATGGTCACAACATGCATCACTATCACGAAGGTATTTCCCTGGTAAAAAACTGGAAGGAAATTTACCAGGTTGTCACAGGTCAGTCCGTGTAGAGTTTCAATACACTGCCAATAATGGCATGTCGCTGTACATCACGAGCTTGTAACTCGCACACAGCAATTCCTTCAACACCCCCTTTCCCCAGTCGTTGACTCAGGTCCAATAGACCATTGTCGCCGTGACTGCGATCGGCTTGCTCAACATCACCCGTTATGATAATTTTTGAATCCACGCCTATGCGTGTCATCAACATCTTACACTGTGCTGGTGTGGCGTTTTGCATCTCATCTGCAATAATCCAAGAGCGTTTGAAAGTTCTGCCCCTCATAAATGCCAAGGGGGCTATTTCTATGACCTGATCCTCAATCATTGCTGTAATGTCTTGAGGCCGGTAACTCTCGCGCAATACATCTAAAAGTGGGCGAGTCCATGGTTCCATTTTTGCTACAAGATTTCCTGGCAGAAATCCGTGCCGTTCATCTTCTACTCCTACTGCAGGTCGGGTCATAACTATGCGTTCACATGTTCCTTCTTGTAAGGCTCGTACAGCAGCCTGCATGGCCAAGTAAGTTTTACCTGTGCCAGCGGGTCCTACTGTAACAACAATGTGCTGAGAACTATCCTGCAAGGCCAAGACCAGGCGTTCTTGATTACGAGTTCTAGGAACCAGATCAATAGTGCGTGGACGGTACTGCTTGGGTTGGGCTTGGTTAAATTGGATGGTGTTCTCGACTTGTTGCATACGCTTTTGTGCTTTGCTTGCGCGATTTCTACTCAAGTGCGATTCTCCATTGGGTTAAATTGTATATCAACAGCAGTGCTGTCATGAGTATTTAGAACCAAAATCAAAATAGTTTTATGGCAGTAGATATTTGAAATATCACTCATAAGTATTAAGCTACGCCACAAAATCTTCAAAGCTACCACACCAGTCTACTCACCATAAATAACAATATGAGCAAAACCATTGATCAAGCAATATTCCGCAACGGTGAAGACTACTGGCAGGTCGCCGAGAACATCAAAGACATCTACCTTAGCGAAGGCAGCCTGCTGACCTTGTTGGACTTTGAAAGAGTCATTGACGAGCTGGATTTATATGCTTTTAAAAACTGGCAAATTGGCGAACTGGTAAGTGGACCCAACATTGGCAAATATCGTGTGACCTGTATTTTTATGTGGCCCGAAAAGCTCATGCCAGATCCACGTGGCGCCCGTAGATTGTTGCCGTTTGACTGTGAAGTAAAATTTAAAAAAACAGCAATGAAGGTGCCCATGAAGATAGAAAATCCATCAGACTATCGTCCAGGCACCAAAAAAGCACGACTCATAGAGAAGAAAATATGGCTGGTGTCAATTACCATGCCCAAAGCTCTCATGAGCGATATACGCACCGGTTCAGTGGAACTGGAAGATCAAGACATTGATTTAGAAGATTTAGATAATGCTTATGAACAGGATCTGGATCAAGAAAGTTATCAAAGTGATGAACAGGCACAAAATGCACAACAAACACTCCAACAACCAGCTATTTGAAAGCTTGAGCTTCAAGGACCTTGATGGCCTGATGAAGCCCACCATACACGTGGATGAATTCAGCAGCAAGATGGGCGATGACGATGACATTATTGTGATCAGTTTCTTTGTGCGTGATCCACAGGCCGCCCGAGATCTCATGATGTGGTTTGAAAAAGGCTATGACTTTGTGCTGGATGCCGATCGTTCACCAGGGGAAATTCGACCCGGACGTTACTTGGTCTATGTAGAAATCCGACGTAGAAGCACAGCTGGTGGCAATGTAGAACAGTTGCTAAACGATCTCAATACGTTGACTGAGTTTGAATCAGCAGATCAATGGCTCATGCACTATAAGGGCAAAGAAATCCCGTTTAGCCGCGACACATTTGACAGCACAGTGCCCTTGACTCCCAAGGCCTATCGCGACCGCTACGAAAAAGATCTCAATGAAGTACGTGTGGCAGCAGGTATTCCTGTGATCACCAGCTACGACAAACGAGATCGCGCATTACAAAGCATACAATCGGCTGCTGGAATTATCTAAAGCAGTATTCTAAAAGTAGATATATATACCTATGAAATTAAAAAGTTTTGGTTGCAGTTTTGTTTTTGGATCAGATTTAGCCGATGCTGGACAAAATGGTATGTACGTACTCGGCAGCAAATTTACCTGGCAGGCCTTGTTGGCCAAGGATCTTGGCTATGCTTACCAAACCTATGCAAGACCCGGCTCTGGAAATTTACAAATTTTAGAAAGAATGCTTGATCAATGTTGTGTTGACGAGCCATCAGTGTTTGTAATAGGGTGGACCTATATTGATAGATTTGATTATTTACGCAGGGATAAAGAAAAGTGGCCGGGTGTGCCATGGACAACAGTATTACCCAATGAACAAAATGAGTTAACCGAAATGTATTACAAATACTTTCATTCACAATTACAAGACAAATTGTGTAGTTTGATTTACATTAAAACTGCAATAGATACACTGAAACAAAAAAATATTCGATTTATTATGACCTATATCGATCCTTTGATTTTTGAAACGGAATGGCATTGCTCACCGACAGTAACAGAATTGCAAAATTATGTGAAACCTTACATGACCACATTTGAAGGAAAAACTTTTTTAGAATTTACCAGAATCAATAATTTTCCAATATCAAGCACAGCACATCCTCTGGAGCAGGCACATCAAGCAGCCAGTCAAGTAATAAAATCTTACAATTTACTATAGACAAAAAATAACCGGCCCAGCTCAGCAGGTTCACGTTTGAATTCTAGTAGTTTTAACTTGTACTTTTCGGCCAACAGGTTAACAAATTCAAAAGACCAAGGAAAAATATCCACATAAGGTCCGGCCTTGTGAGCGATGCCAGGATTGGCACGTAGATAAAATTTACCATCCTGGGCCAACAATGTAACACAGTGTGCAAATCGCTGTTCAATATCTTCTCTGCTGTTGAAATTGATTGAGCCCAGGGCAATAATATGATCATGTGTGCCGGGTGCAACCTTGTAATCTAAGATATCCACTTCGTAATCTGCGCAGTTATTGTAGGGGTCAATTCCTATGAGATTAGGAATACGGCCTTTAAACGGATGGTATCCACAACCCACGTCTAGCACTGACTTGGGATCTTGTGCGGCAATAGATTCGGCCAAGGCCCAGCCTGAATGATCATAGTCACCAGTTCTAGGTTTCCAAATTTCGGCAAAAAATCTGTGAGTGTAGCGTTCGCTTAGATCATTAACAATATCTTGCAAGTTGCCACGATAGTCGCAGGGCAAACTTAGTTCACGTTCCACAGCATCTTTGAACTTGCGATAGCGAGCCGGAGTCCAGGGCAGATCTTCTACCACAGTTTCAGCTCCAATGCTGTCACGTACACTCTCGTATTTGGGCAAGGCAAAAGCTGTGTCCAAATTTTCTTTGATTAGTGCAAAAATTTTAGTATTCATTGAGATTTTTTCCAGAGTTGATAAATAATCATAACAGAAAGTAAAAAATTTACCAACTGTTGAAATTTTCTATAAGTATTTACACACTTTCAGTGTAGGGCGAATTTTTTTAAAGGATTATAATGAAACGTATTCTAGCAGCAATATTATTGGTTCCAGCCTTGGCCTGGGCACAGTGGACTCCACCTGCAGGCAAACCCATCACTGCCACAGTGGGCTTTGCACCTGGATCTGGCAACGAAGTCAGTTTCCGCATTGTAGCCGGCTTGGTTGAAAAGGCCAATCCCAATCTCAACTTTGTGGTAGTAAACCGCCCAGGTGGTGGTGAAAGCGTGGGTGTAAACTGGTTTGCACAACAGCAACCAAACGGACAGAATCTCTACATTGCCAGTCAGCAGGGCTTGTTCACAGCCACAGACCTTTGGTTTCCTGGTGCATTGAAAATCAACCCCATGGACATGGAGTTTGTGACCACCATCGCCAAAAGTCCTTTGGCAGTTGTAGCTCACGTCAGCAGCAAAACCAATACTCCAGCACAGTTGATTGAGCGTCTCAAAACCACCAAGCAACCCATGACTTTTGCCCTGGGTGCTCCAGCACATCAGTTGGTTTATGAATATCTCATGGACCATGTCAAAGGCGATAAAAAACTGATTCAAACAGTGACCTATAAGGGTCCAGCTCAAGCAGTGCAAGATGTGGCCGGCAATCAGGTTGAATTTGGTATCCTGCCCATAGCCATTGCCAAGCCCTTGATCGATGCAGGCAAGGTCAAACCCATTGCCCTGGCCGGAGATCAACGTCTAGCACAGATTCCCAATGTTCCCTTGTGGAAAGAATCAGTTCCTGGTCTAGTAGTAAATGCTGCCTGGATGATCATGTTGCCACCCGGTTCCCCACGTGAGCAGATTGATTATTACAATAAATTGTTTGTGCCTGTGATCAACAGTCCCGAAGCCAAGAAGTTGTTTGACGACAACTTGATGTTTACTGTCAAAGAAGAACAGACTCCTGAAGGTGTGCGTGCTTTCATGAGCCGTTTGATAACCAAGTGGCAACCATACGCAAGAAAGATCACACCCAATTGAAATATATTTTTGTAGCAGGTGCACCAGGCTCCAAATGGAGCTCGGTGGTAAAAAACATTTATTACAGTCCTGACATTGACAGGAGTGATTACTCAGATGAACGAACCTATTATCACGAAGCCTGGGGCCAACGCGAGCTCATGCACCTGGGTGCTTATTATGATCCTGGCATGGAGTTTGGCAAAAATTTTGATCGGCTGGACCAGCTGACACGCGAAGAGTGTGAAGCAGAATTTGATCGTCCATTCAGTGGAACAGGAGTACGAATTGTTAAAAGTCATGTGTTTTGTCATCACACGGACTTTCTCAGAACACACTGGCCCGACTGCCCTGTAGTCACCGTTTACCGCCCAAATGATGCCTGTTTAGGGTGGTGGGTCCGGTGTGGCCACTTTGGCATCACCTATCCTGACTATGCAGAGTATTACAAAGACTTGAACTGGATGCATCGCAGGATCACGGAGCAGAATCAGGACATGATCTCTGCATTAAATAAGTCGGCCACAGTCATGTGTTTGAACAACAGACACCTGTGCGACACCTTAAGGATCGCACCTCCGCCAGACTCACACCATCAGGACTATCCTGACAGTGATGTTTATGTGCGAGTATTTCAAGGAAAGATGCAATGAAAAATCCAGCAGACTATGACAGCAGTTGGCAGTGGTGTGTTGATCACAGCCGTTATCATTTTGATAATTCTCGACGAGACCAGCCTGGCGAGTGGTTTCAAGTCCTGGGTCGCTTTGTGGGAGATTGGGCAGAGGAAGTTGCCCCGGCACATGGTCGACCTATAACTTGGGCCACACGTAAATTTTACGGCAATGACGACGATACAGTTAGTCCTATGTTGGCCCAGGAAGAAAATGATTTACGCACGACTGGAGCCCCTGTTGATCTTGAATTAACCGATGCTGTATTTGATATCAGCCCGTACCCAACACTAACCCGTATGAGTGAGTATTTTGGTATCGAAGATGCCAAGATACGCATGCATTATCAACAACCTGGGCAAATGTTCAATCTACACATAGACAAATTATATGAACGTTGTCCTGACGATCCAGAACGTATCATACGCATGACTATCATGTTGACTGATTGGCAACCAGGACAATTTTATCTATATGGTACCAACACTTATTCACATTGGCAGGCCGGTGACTGTCACATATTTGACTGGGCCAATGTTCCACATGCCACTGCCAATGCTAGTCGTTACATGCGTCCAGTGTTACAGGTCACAGGACTTAAAACAGAAAAAACTCGTCAAATGCTGGCCGCGGCCTCACCATCGTCTAGATATCCAGTATGAAACAACTATTGATCTTTACAGGTCCGCAGGGATCAGGCAATCACATGTGGAGCAAGATATTTGCCTTGCATCCAGAGGTTGCTGGATGGACAGCTCTGCTGGACAAATACTGGATCCCACACGATCAGGAACCTTTTGCTGCGTGTTGGCGAGATCCAGAACTGCTAAAAACACGTGATTGGTCTAAAAAAGATTACTATGTGACCAGCATCAGTTGTCCTTACATTGACGATACTCGTTGGGCCATACCCAACATTGTGGACTTTGCGGCACAGGCCATGGGTTGCGGCCTACGTGTCAAAATCGCCATCCTTGGCCGAGATCAAAACATCCTAGGACATCAAGAATCTCGAGTACGAGGCCAGTCAACCTTTGAGATGGCCCAGGACGAGTACCAAAAACTAGAATCCTGGAATCCTGTTTATCTAAGTTATGAGTTGTTGCATTTATATCGAGGTGCCTATCTACGACAAATAAGTAAAACACTGGAATTTCCTATTGCCTACAGTGACGCCAGACTTGAAGAAATTCTCCAGGACAACACAAACAAAAAATATATCCAACCAGTGGAACATCATTGGACCGACAAGTTGATGAAAACTGTCAAACTAACCAAAAACTTTCAAAGGAACACACAATGAAACAACGTATCTTGATCATGGGCTTGCCGGGCAGTGGCAAAACTTACTTGGCCGAAGCACTCAAAAAGTATTTAGAAACTCACGCAACAAGAGCCGACTTTGGAGAAATGTTGCCCATCACTGGGTTCAATGCCGAAGTGACCTGGTTCAATGCCGACGATGTGCGTCGCAAGTACAACGACTGGGACTTTTCAAAGGAAGGACGCATACGTCAAAGTCTGCGCATGCTGGAGTTTGCCTTGGCCACCAACACCGACTATGTGATCTGTGACTTTGTGGCACCCATACCCGAAATGCGTAACAACTTCAAGGCCGACTGGACCATATGGATGGACACCATTGAAGAGGGACGATTTGAAGACACCAACAAGATGTTTGTGCCTCCCGAAGTGTATGACTTCCGTGTCACAGAAAAAGACGCTGAAAAATGGGCAGAATTCATAGGAAGCCACATCATCGACCAGCGCAGACGTCCTAGCTTTGACTGGCAAAAGGAAACTGTGCAGATGCTGGGTCGTTGGCAACCTTGGCACGCTGGCCACAGAGCTTTGTTTGAACGTGCTATTGCCAAAACAGGCCAGGTGGTTATACAAATACGCGATTGCCAGGGCTGGCAAGGATCAAATCCATTTGCTATTGAGCAGGTCAAGAGTTATATACGCAGAGACTTGGATCCGGTATTTCAAGGACAGTACGAAATACAGGTAGTGCCCAATATTGTGAATATAACATATGGCCGTGATGTGGGTTACAAGATTGAACAGGAGACCTTTGACGATGCTACACACAGTATATCAGCAACTAAAATCCGTCGTGAAATGGGCTTGGAATAGTCTCAACAACTACGAAGACGATTACACATTTACACAACGAGCGTTGAAAGAATACCGTGAACACCTATCACATAAGATTCAACCATAGCCACAATGGATCGGGCTGGTCTGGCGTGTGTTTGAAAACGGGCAGCAACACCTGGTCAAACACGTTAACATATTGTCCCCTGTGCATGACCAAGTCACTGTGGAAACGGAATAGAAAAGTGGAATCTCTGTTGTCATGGCTACATGACCATTGCCAACAACACGGCTACCATTGACGGAAGCATATGATACTGCCCAATTTTATACTGATCACCCGTGTGAATCAACGTTGCCTGTACAGTGGATTAGATGGTCCAGAACAATGCTTAGATAAAAAACATTTTGCATCGTATCCCCATGACATAACCTACAACTACAACAGTCGTGGTTACAGGGATCAAGAATGGCCCACAACCTTGAGTGAACTACAAAACGCTATCTGGTGTGTGGGCGACAGCTTTACCGTGGGTCTAGGAAGTCCAGTGTCACATACCTGGCCTTATCTACTACATCACCACACAGGGTTGCGCACGATGAATGTCAGCATGGATGGCGCCAGCAATGACTGGATAGCCAGAATATCTATAGATATTCTAAAACAAATTCAGCCCAAAAACATGATAATACAGTGGAGTTATGTGCATCGTCGCGAAGAAAATCTGCAAACGGCATTGGATCAACATTGGCAAAGTTTTTACAATAGCATACGTGATGATAGTTGGCCTAGTTGCACCAGACAGAATCGCCACATGTTGCCACAAAAAATACAAGATAAAATTGATTCTGTACACGGCGGATGGAACGATTCATATACGCAAGATGAATTGAGAAGGTTACAGGAAGACAACTGTTCCGACGAAGAAGACATTGAAAACATTCTGCACAATATCTACCAAGTGGTAAAATCCAATGATTGCAATACCAAAATCATACACACTTTTATTCCAAATTTTGTTCCTAGAGCATTCAAAGGTGTTGTAGAATCTAAAGCGCAAGGCCTGATAATTCCGGAAATCAAAATGTTAGATCTAGCTCGTGATGGGCATCATTATGACATCCTTACTAGTCAAAGTCTGGTCGATCAGATACTGCTATTGCTGTAGTAGCAGGATTCCATCTGGCTCGTTCTAGATCGGCAAACTGATCCAGGGTATCATTGTCTAAAGGACGACCCAGATCTGGATTTTGTTCAATCCATTGATTGTAAACAGTCAACAGATGTTGATAGTTTTTGATTATGTGCTTTTTTTCTGCAAGGGTTTGTTTTTTGATTGGAGGGTCGCTGACTATGATTCCATTGGTGACCATTTGATGAATGCTTTTGATGCTTTGATCATAAGTCTCTTGATTATGTTGCAGGAACTCTTGATGTTCCTTGGGCAATAGTTCGATCAAAGATTTGTTTAATTCTGTATGGCTGATCAAGCTGGTGTTGGTGCCAACACTTATTCCATGTTTTTGTTCAACTTCATCCTTGATGTGTTGGGGCAAACTTTCATAATCTTCCATGGTGTTGACCACTGGCCATGTAGGTTCGCGCACATTCTTGTAGTCAGAGATTAGTACGTGATCTGCATTGCCTAATATGTAGGTTCGTGCTTGATCAGCCAACTGTGCAAATGTTTCAGGTTTGTCTAATGCCAAGGTTCCTAGATCACTGCTGACATAATGACACATGTTCCACTTGTTAAATTGTATGCCAAAGTTGTCATGCCAGGTCAACTGTTGAGGTTGTTGTGCAAAAATTGGCAGGTTCAAAATATATTTTTCAATGTTGGGTAAGTGTTCTTCGTAAAAAAAATAATTGGCCACATCAAAATGATCATTGCACCACTTGATGTAGTCCTTGTAGGCGTTCAGTGTTTGAAGCAGGCTGTTGGGGTCCAGTTCAATACCGTTGCGGTACATGTCAAAAAAAGTGTCAATTTTTTCTGTGCCACTGTATACATTGAGTTTTTTGGTAACCTTGTTGAGACACCAACTCAGTGCATGCTCAAATATGTTGTGGCGGCGACAACTAATTATGTAAAAATTATCATTCAAGTATTTGTAAAATGGAACTTGATCGGCTATGGTATCTGCTCGAGCTCTGATATGATAATGAGCTAGTCTTGATGTTTTATAATGGTCTACAGAATGCAGTAATTCTGTAATTTCACCAAGTGATTGATAGTAGCCCCATTTATCAGCTTTCTTGCCCAACACGTCGTGACCAAAATGATCATTATGATATCGTACCAGTCCGTTGGTGAGTTCGTGCAGATTGATCACCGGGCGATCATAGTGATGGAACTGCATGTAAATTGTTATCAAACGTTGCAATAAAGTGCTGCCTACGGCATCTGGAGTAAGAATTAATACATTCATGTGTGTACTTATTTTGTAATAAATACCCGTATATTAATCAGGATCACAATCATGGAAATAACTAGAGAACAACTAGCACAGATAATACCTAAAAACTCCTACATCGATCAGTGGTGTAGTGCCTTAAACAAGTTGTTGCCTGACTACGGCATTGACACGCCACAGCGTGTGGCTGCCTTCCTGGCACAGTGCGCTCACGAGTCGGGAGGTTTTGTGTTCCTAAAAGAAAATCTCAACTATCGTGCCGCAAGTTTACGCAAGATATTTCCCAAGTATTTCCCCACAGATGCCCTGGCAGAACAATATGCCAGCCTGCCCAACAAGGCCGAAGCCATAGCCAACAGGATCTATGCCAACCGTATGGGCAATGGCCCTGAGGAGAGCGGCGATGGGTATCGTTACTGCGGACGTGGCCTTATCCAGCTTACAGGCAAAAACAACTACTCAAACTTTGCCGACAGCATTGAAACGCCAGTGGAGGAAACCAGTGCTTACTTGGAAACCTTTGAAGGTGCTGTGCAAAGTGCCTGCTGGTTCTGGGAAACCAACAACTTGAATCAGTACGCTGACACAAATGACATCCTGACCATGACCAAAAGAATCAACGGTGGTACAATTGGACTCGAGGATAGGATGAAACACTATGCTCATGCACTGGAAGTATTTGGTAATCACTGATGTCGGTCATAAACAGTTATACCAACTGGAGTCCCTTGGAGGAAGTATGGTTAGGAGATGTGTATCCTGCATCCTGGTACAATCATTTGCCCGGTGAGGTGCGCGATTGCTTTCAAGACTTGACAGAACGAACGCAACAGGATCTCAAAATTATACAACACAAATTGGAATCCTTGGGTGTTACGGTGTGTAGACCTTGTTATGATCACATTGATAATTATATAGATCCATCAACCCAACAGTTGATGAAACCTGAGATATGTCCTCGAGATTATTATGTCACTGTTGGTAAAACTCTATATGCAAAAAGATATGCGTCGCATGCTGGTCCGTGGAAACAACACCTTGACAATTATGAACGGCAAGGCGGAAATATCGATTCTATGCTCTGGGCTCCAGAATTGTCATTAAATGGGGCATGCATGGTGCGAGCAGGAAAAGACTTGTATATTGATCTAGTGTGGAATGACAATCAAACCAAAGAATTTTTAATAAATTGTTTCAAAAAACATTTTGCTGAAAAATTCAAAGATTATCGAATTCATCTGTTGTTTAACGGTGGACATGTTGATTCATGTTTCTCTTTGCTGGCCAATGGCATAATTTTAGGCACCAAATATTTTTCGGATTATGAAAAAACTTTTCCAGGTTGGCAATTGATCAACATAACTCGGCCAGAGTTCTCCACACACAGCGGGTTTCGTGAGTCACAGGCTCCTGCTCACAATGGTAAATGGTGGTTGCCTGGATTTGCACATTCTCAGGCATTTAGCACTCATGTAATCCAACATGCACAAACCTGGATAGGCGATTACACTGAAACTTTTTTTGAAGTAAATTGTTTGGTAATAGATGAAAAAAATGTAATAATTCCCGGAGACAATCAAACAGTCTTTCGTCACTTGGAAAAATTAGGAATCACTGCACATTCGGTGCCATTTAGAACACGTACATTCTGGGACGGGGGCATGCATTGTATCACCTTGGACATACGTCGCCGCGGCGCATGCCAGGATCTTTTTCCAGAACGTGGCGAGCCTAAAATCACAGTTTACGATTAAATACACATATTATGTGGCAAATACAATGGCTCCTGCAACTTGTACCTGACAACGTATTTGTCTGGATCACATACTTGTTGTTTGGGGCAGGTGCGATCCTGTATGTGGCCAGCAAATTGGTCGCGTGGATACCACTCATGGGCCAGTACCGTTTGCCCGCAGAGTTGGTAGGCATCGTAGCCCTGGTCATTGCCGCTTATTTCTATGGTGGCATAAGTTATCGTGAACAGATAGCTGAAATGAAACAACGAGTTAGAATCGCAGAAGAACGATCACAGCAGGTCAACACTGTGATTGAAACCAAGATAATTGAAAAAGTAAAGGTGGTCAAACAAAATGTATACATCACAAGAGAAATCGTCCGTGACACAGCGGGCCGGCAGTTGGATGGCCAGTGCAGT